TGAGATCAATCTCTAAGGCTTAACACCCAAGACAGGGGTCACACAAATGATTAAAATACAGATGGAATGGGAATTGGCCAATGGACAAACGTTCACAGAGTGGACTATCCCTTGGGAAATTGCCGAAGCAGAAACAGCAACAGGCGTGGTACTTCAATCACTTGCAGCAAACAAATCAGAGCCTTCTTTGGACTTCTTGTTTCAATGCGCTTACCAAATACAAAAAAGAATTGATGACAAACCAACAGGTTCATTTGATGCCTGGAAAAAGAATGTTGTTCACTTGGAAGCAGTTGATTATCAGAAATCAAATTTTACCAAGCTGGAAGCGTCCAAAGAACTCTAATCGAGTTGGCTTTGGTAACGCGCCAACCATTGTCAGAACTCTCAACGCTTTCAGCAGAACAACTCTCAACCATGCTAGATGTGGCAGGTAAATTAAATGGCCTTGCCTAACAACTCTGGTAAAGAAACAATATCAATCAAAGTTGCTGACAAAGACATCTTTGCAATTTTAAGAACTTTTAAGGTAATGGACAAAATGGCTAGTGATGATTTGCGTGGAGTTGCTCAAGAACTTGCAACAGAGATTAAAGATGCAATCATTGTCAGAGCTTCTTTTGCCCAAGACATCAACGGCAAAGACATATCAAGACAAGCTGTGGCTGTTGCCAAATCAACAAGAGTTGAACGTGACAGAATCCCAAAGATTGCTATTGGTGGTTCAAGTGTTGTAACTTCATCAGGAACACGTGCTGGCACACTTGTGTTTGGTGTTGAGTTTGGTTCATACAACAGAAAAAATTTGCCTGCTAGATCACCTAAAGTTGGTTCAGGTAATTCAGGTTACTTCATATTTCCAACACTCAAAATTATGCAGAAAACCATTTCAGATAAATGGGTTGCCGGTGTTGGTAAGATAGCTGATGAATGGAAAGGACGTGTAGCAAATGGCTGACATTAGAACGCTCAAGTTATCACTCCTGGCTGACACAAGCCAATTCACTTCTAACTTAAACAAAGCCGAGAATGACACACGTTCTTTTGGTGACAAAATTGGTGACACACTTAAAAAAGGTGCTGTGGCTTTTGCAGCCCTTGGTGCAGCAGCTGGGGTTATGGCTATCAAGATTGGTGTTGATGCTGTCAAAGCAGCTATTGAGGACGAGAAATCTCAGGCCACTCTTGCTAAGACTTTACAGAATACCACTAAGGCAACTGATGCCCAAATTAAAGCTACAGAAAACTACATTGACAAAACTTCACGTGCTACTGGTATTACTGATGACCAATTACGTCCAAGCCTTGACAGATTAGTTAGATCAACAGGTGATGTCGCCAAGGCACAAAAACTACAAACACTTGCTTTAGACATTGCTGCTGGTACAGGTAAAGATTTAGCAGCTGTATCAGAAGCCCTAGGTAAAGCCTATGACGGCAACTTTGGTGCATTAAAAAAACTTGGTATTCCACTTGATGAAAACATAATTAAAACCAAAGACTTTGATGCAGCCACTAAAGCAATGTCTGAAACTTTTGCTGGTCAAGCTGATGTTGCTGCTAATACTTTTGCAGGCAGAATGGCACGAATCAATGTTGCTGTTACTGAGGCAAAAGAATCATTAGGTCAAGCGTTGCTACCGGTGTTAGATAAGTTTGCTTCTTTTGCTACAAAAACAGTTATACCAACTTTGGAACAATTCATTGCAGGTTTAACTGGCAAAGATGGTGCTGCAACATCTGGGTACGCTTTAGGAACTTCTTTAAGAGAACTTGGCAAAACCATTGTTGAATTAAACGTGACTTTGTTTGGGGCTTCCGGTGAGGGCTCAGGATTAAAACAAATGGTTGATGGCCTAACTTCATTTGTGAACCTGGTAAACACAGCTCTTGGACCATTTCAAAAACTTGCAGAAATTAGCAGGAACTTTGCTGAGTCACAATCACAAGTTAGATTTGATGTTCCCGGCTTTGGCAACTCAAGTAGTGGTGGTGGTGGAACGACTGTAAACGTTAATGTGTCTGGTGCTGTGGACAAAATTGCTACAGCTAGAACAGTTGTGAGTGCTGTGAACAAAGCAGCCAAATCTGTGACTGTAAACAAATTATCTCAATCGGCTTTAGGTGTTGGCATTAGATGACCTGGGCTAACAACGCCAAAGTTTATCTCAACAATGTTTTACAAACTAACGTTATTGAGGGTGTGAGCATTTCACTTGGTCGTCAAAGCATTGATCAACAATCACAGGCAGGTTATGCACGTGTAGCATTTCTAAACTTTGATGCTGAAACTGTTGATCTGAATGATGACATACAAATCAAAATTGATAACTATGCAGGGACACCCACCACTATCTTTACTGGTGATGTGACAGATATTCAGACAACTGTGTTGGATTCTGGCACAACTATTACAACTGTTACTGATCTAATTTGCACAAGTGCTTTAGCTAGGTTAGCAATTCTTAATGTGAATGCTGATGGGTATGCTGAGCAGCTTGAGGGTGACAGAATGTTGTCAGTCCTTGATGAAGCACTTGCTTTAAGTTGGGACGAATTACCTGCAACAAAAGTTTGGACTGATTACACCACAGAGGTTTGGACAGATTTACGTGGCTTTGATTCTACTGAAATTGACACACCTGGTTTGTTTACTTTGTATACACAAACAACTGATTTAACAAATGCTTACGAATATGCAGCATTGGTTGCTACATCTGGCATGGGCCAATTGTATGAAACACCTGGTGGGCTTATTGGTTACGCTGACCAGGACCACAGGGCAGATTATTTGACAGCTAATGGTTTTATTGATTTGAGCAAAAACTTTATTTTGTCTGACGGCATAAGCATCACAACTTCAAAAGACAACATCACAAATGATGCCATCATTAACTACGGCAGCACACCTGCAACATCTGAAACCATTGATGCTGATTCTGTTGATCTGTATGGGCGTAACGCTCAAAGCATCACAACTTTGTTAAAAAACTCAGCTGATGCTGATACCTATGCTGACAGAATTGTGTTGCTAAATGCTGAGCCTCACCCGGTGATTTCAGGTATTGGTATTCAAATAGATACACCCACAATGACATCAACACTTCTTAACGCTTTAGTTGGGGTGTTCTTTGGTATGCCTTTATCAATCACAAACTTTCCTAGCAACCTTTATGCACACGATTTCTTTGGCTATGTTGAGGGCTGGACGTGGACGATTAACAGGTTTAGTGCCAGGCTTGATCTAAATGTTTCAGATGTCACATTCTCAGCCAAAGCTGTGGCGTGGCAAGATGTCTTTGCTGGTGAATTATGGAATACACTAGACCCAGAACTAGACTGGGCTCACGCACTATTAGGAGTTAATTAACACATGCCGAATACGACAAATAATAATTGGTCAATTCCTGCTGATACTGCGCTTGTAAAAGACGGAGCTAGTGCCATCAGAACTTTAGGTCAGGCCATTGACACTACTCTGGGAGTTTATGTTGCTTCCTCACCTGGCTTAACCAAAATTAGCACCACTTCTTTTACTGGAGTAACTTCTTTTTCATTAGCAGCAAACACGTTTACTTCAACTTACAGAAACTACAAAATTATTGTGACTGCTACTTCAACGGCTACAAGCGTTAATGAATTAAATTTTAGATTAAGAGCAAGTGGTGCAGATGATACAAATAATAATTATTATTTATTTCAATATAGGAGGTTAAGTTCTGGTGCTAGTAACGCTTACGAAAATAATAATTTATTAAAATTAGGTTTGTATTCAAGTCATTGGTCATCAATTATTGAAGTTATGCAACCAAAAACGGCAACTAACACAATGATTTTTTCTACTAATACTGCACTTGGTTCGGATAGTGGTGGACAATTAGATGAAGGACAATTTAATGGTTCAACTTCATTTGATTCAGCAAGTGTTATTTGTGGTGGTACAGGAAATATGACTGGTCAGTATTCCGTCTACGGATACAATATTTAGGAGTTATGGTTATGGCAACTGAAAAAATAATTATACAAATCGGTGATGAAGTACAAGAACTTAAAGGTGCATTCAAAGAAGCTTATTTGGCTCAACGAGAAGCAGACCAATTTAACGATAAACAACGCCAAGCAAAACTAGAAGCACTAAAACAAACAAAAGTTTCTGCCTACACAAAACTTGGATTAACCACAGAGGAGATTGACGCAATCTTATGACAAACTACAAAGCAATCCTGGCTTCATACGGCAGGTCATTCTTAGCTGCTGCAATAGCTTGCTACCTTGCAGGAGTAACGGACCCAAAACTATTACTTTCAGCAGGTTTAGCTGCTGTGTTACCGGTGCTGTTGCGTTGGTTAAACCCTAATGATGGAACTTTTGGCAACATCAACGTAAGCGAATCTAAGGA